CTTGATCGATTGCAGCGTTATCCGCAGCAATCCGATTGCGGCGGTCTTGAATGTAGGCTTTGGTCGCCTTGATCTGCTCGTCTTGAACGTCTGAGCGAAACTGCATTCGCTCAAGCATTTGAAGCTGTCCCTGCCGTTTCGCGATGTCCTGCTCGGCATTGGTAATGTTGGTGCGCAAGTCGGCCAGACGCGCCTTTGATGCGTCCTCTGTGACCTTGCCAGTGCCGCCAGAAATCTCTGCTGTGATTCGGTCAAGTTCCGCCTGCAAGTCCGCTGTCTCTTGCATGGCTTGCACGCGAGCATCAAGCAAAGAGAGCCTGCCCTTGATGGCGGCTTGCGATGCTTCCTGCTGCTTTTTGATGTAGTCGGTCAGCTTGTCGGTCAACTGGTTGACGGCGATAAACGCAAGCTGCGCACCGCCAGCAATGCCGGCACTGACGCCGAAGCCTTGCACAAGGCCGGGAATGTTGTTGACGACGCCTTTGATGCCGTACTGGAGGTCATCGAATGTCTGCGACAATTGGAGCATTCCCTGCCCCATGTTTTTGTTGCCGGCAGCGCGGCCCGCAGCTTGGCCTAGATTGTCCAGTTCCTTCTGGTACGCCGCGACATTCGGCCCGCCCGCCGCGATAGCAGCGTTCAGGTCCTTCATGTCGCGTTCAAGCGCGATGATCGATTTGTCGACGCGAGCAACGACGGTGTCGACGCCACCGAAGCGCTTCTCCACCTCGGCAACAGCCGCTTGCGCTTGCGTGGCGTTGACCTTGACAACGTATTCAATCGTCTGCGTCATCGCCTACCTCGTGGCCTTGCGGCCTCCTGCGCCCGCGCTTCAGTACGCGCCTGCTCTGCGTCGCTTGCCATCTTAGCAGCTCTGCCGGAATCCACGACCGCGAACGCATCCACGGCGTGCGTGGACAGCGCCCGAAGCGCCTCCACACCCGGCTTGCCTTCGCATGAGCGCCACAACGCAAGCGCACCGCCGACGTCGGGGTGGTCGCGTAGGTGTCGGCGAGGGCATCGACGTGTGGCGTACTCAGTGCCAGCGAAAAACACCACCGGCCCGTCGGAGGTGCATCCCTGCTGTGATCGTCGCGCCGTGGGGCAGTCGTCGCAGTCGTACCGTGTCAGGTCGACAGCGGTGGCAGCCCACAGCGCACGGCTTTTCCCACGGGCAACTCGAGGAAGTGGCGAGCCGCCTGGTACAGCGGAGCAAGCAGGCCGGCGAGGGTCAGGCCGGGCATCGAATCAGCGACCGTCGGCTTCATGCCTTCGATGCCCTGCACCTCGACGACGATAGCCGACACGACACGCGCCGCGATGGCGTCCAGTGCATTCAACGCGGCTTGTGCACCCACGAGGTCGCCAGAGACGCGACACTCCCGCACACGCGCCCATTGCGCCTGTGTCTCAGCATTCCAAAGACGTCTATCGGCGTCAGCGACTACCTGCATCGTGACGAGAATACCCTCCAGCGCCGGGTCTGGCTCGTAGGGGCCGACCTCTTCGAGGGCGTTGCCCTCGGTGAGTTCCGCCAGCAGCCGCGCCTCGCGAGCCAGTTTGGCGCTGTCGCGGTCTGTGAGGGCCAGAGAGACGCCAGCGACTGACTCGGTGACCTGCTTCCAATCCGTGCTGTCGTCGAGGGGCACACGGCGTTTACGGCGTCCCTCTATCTGCGCCTTGCGGGCCTCGCGATAGGCGTCGTGCGCCTCACGCAAGACGTCTTGCAGCGGAACGGGTGTGCCACGGGTGCCGGGATAAATCAGGAGAGCTGGCATGTATGCGCCTCATGTGAGGGGTTTGCGCGGCGATATCACACGCGCTGGGGGACGTCGACAATCGTCAGGGTGCCCGACAAGACAGGAAGGTTCTCGTCGACGTCGCTGACCCACACCTCGTAGACCCATCGGCCGGGTTGCAGTGCGCCAGCGTAGTCCGCCGCTGCGAACGTGAACGTGGCCTCGCCCGTCGCTGGCGAGACGACCGTCCCAGCCTTCGCCAGTTGGCCCTGCGCCCTCACAACCATCGTGACCGTGTATCCGGTCAGGTTGAACGCTCCGCCGCCGCTGGCGTTGATTTGGAGCGTTACGGTTTGGGTGTGGCCCTGTTTGATCGATAGCGCCGTCATGGTGACACCTGTGCGGTGAGAGTGAGGCCGGCTGGGACGGAGCCGGTGAGAGATTGCGCGGCGGGGATGACGCCGCCCGCCGCCAGCGTAGCAGGCACGGTGCCCATCGCCGACAGCGATGTTGCGATGTTGCCTATTGCAGGCAACATCGCAGGCACGGTGCCGATGAGCATCGCCGGCTTGTTCGTCGCCCAGATGCCGATGCCGTCGAGGGTGATAGCGCCAGTGCCGCTATTGGCTGGGACGGTGCCCGTACCAGCGACGGCCGCATCGTCGAGGGTGACGACGCCGGAGGCAAAGACTACCGCCGCGACGTTGCCGGTGCAGGAGACAGCGTCGAGGGTGATAGCGCCCGACGCAACGTGAACCTGTGTGCCTGCGCCCGCCACGGTGGCGTCGGCAAGGGTGATTGCGCCCGTGCCGAACACCACGGCTGCGACGGTGCCCGTGCTTGTGACGGCGTCGAGTGTGATTGCACCCGTGCCGGCGACGACGGGAGAACCAGCGCCAGCCGCCGTGACAGTGTCGAGGGTGACAGCGCCGGACCCGACAACCACCGGGGAGCCGGTACCTGCAACCGTGACGGCATCCAGCGTGATAGCGCCAGTGCCATCGACGGAGGATGCGCCGACGTCGCCCGATCCCGCGACGGTGACGGTGTCGAGAGTGACCGCGCTTGTGCCGAAGACGACTTCGGAGACGACGCCAGTGCAGGCGACGTCGTCCAGGGTGATTGCCCCGGTGGCAACGTGGGTCTGCTGACCGCTACCAGCGAACGCCACCGTGTCGAGGGTGACGCCCCCCGTGGCGACGATGACGGGCGAGCCGCTACCAGCCGAGACGACCGTGTCGAGGGTGACGGCCCCGGTCGCAACGTGCGTCTGCTGGCCACTGCCCGAGACGGCGACGGTGTCGAGGGTGACCGCGCCGGTTGCGTCGACGCCGCTACCAGACCCTACCGTCGCGCTACCGCTAACGACGGCGTCGGCGAGCGTGATGTCGCTCGATTCCTCGAGGTTGATCGGGGGATTTGGATCGTGGTTGGTGGGCTTGGTCGCCCACTGCGTCTGCGCCCACGACTGGACGACGAGGCCGTTGCCAGAAATCTGATGCACGGCCTCGACCTCCTACGTCGTGATCAACCCGACGCCGTGGCGAACATCCCGGTGAAAGTCGCCGCCGTCGTCGACGAACAGTTGACGTCGAGAAACGCCAAGCAGGCGTCGTCGAAGATGCGCGTCAGATTGAATGCCGTGTTGATGCCGTCGACGATGGTCATCATGTTCGTCACGACAGCCGGCATGAACGCAATCGGGTGCCCGATGACGAATGCCACCGTGCCTGTCACCGAGGCGGAGCACTGCATCTGCGTCAGCGCCTTGATGCCGTTGTCGCCGGTCGCAAGCGGCGCGAACCATTGACCGACGGGATGGTCCAGACGGTTGATGATGTTGCTGGCGTTGCCCGTCAGCGACGGCAGCGTTGCGGCGTTGCCGTTGTGGTCGACGTAGGTGCAGACGGTCCAGTTGTGCGCCGTCGCACCGAGTGCCGCTTGACCTTCGATGAAAAGAAAGTTCCCGTCGCAGGAATCCGGCTGGTCATCGGCGATATTTTGGTAGCGGGTCGGGATGCCCGTCACCGCCTCCGTCGTCGTCGACGACATGGTTTTATTGACTTCGAAGAGACGGTCGTAGAGCAGCAACGTGCGTGGTGCCGTCGACGACAGCACTTCAGCACGGACAAAATGCTGCGTGTCTGGCGACGACGGGTTGACAAAAAAGAACGCGCCTTGCGTCGCATCCGTCAGCGCCGCACCACCGGGAGCATTCGCCGCAGCATTGCCCGCAGGGGGATAGGTGCCGACGCGCCACATGGTGTTGGTGCCACCGGCAACCGAGGCAGAGCCCTGCTTCTGATAGATGAAGTCCTTGCGCTTGCCGAAGTTACTGACCTCGTTGATCAGGTCCGACAGCGACGAGAAACCGTGCATCCGGTGGCGCTTGGCGACCCTGCCGATAGCGTGATCGACACGCTCCACGCATCGCTCGGCGAGGGACATGAAGTCACCGCCGTCGATGCGACCGACGAAGTCGCCACCGCGACCGCACCACACACCGCCTGCACCGGGAACGCCATTGATGAGGATGGGGCGCTTGCCGTGCCAGTCGCGCATGGACCCCGAGATGTGCTCCACCTGGTCCGCGCCAAGCCATCGCTCCAGCTTGCTTGCGTTGGTACTGCGTCGTGCGATCACGTTGGCCATGTCGTCGTCCTCTCAGGTGCAGACTTCGCCGGCATAGATGCCGACATTAGCGGGCGGTTCCGTCGTCGTCGACGTGGGGCTTGAGCCGTGGCCATCAAGCCAGAACCCGACAACGTGGGCGCATTTGACGCAACGCCAGAACGCTTTGCTCTCGACGTCGGCCTCGCCAGCGGGAGCCGTCGCCGACTCCCACTGTGCGTGACCGAGGTTGAGCGCGGGATCGACGTCGTGCATCAGTTGTTTCCGTCGGTGATGGTCAGCGACGTGACCTGCACCGGCTGGCCCGAGACGATGGACAGCGTCGTCAGGTTGAGATCTGACCCCGACGTGCCGCAGTCACCATCGCACACGAAGGTGCCCGTGCTGTCGACGAGATAGAAGAACGCCGCCGTTCCGGTGGCGTTCGCGCTCGTGTCGGAGAACGGCGTCGTGAACGTCAGCACACCCGACGACGACGAGCCGCACGGGTCGGCGCACGTCAACTCGGCGAGCAGAGCGCCGGCTGGGGTGCTGCCCTTCGTCGGCTTGCTGCCGGCGTAGATGCGAAGCAGGCCAGCGCCAGCGCCAGCGTCGACGGCGATACGGATCTCATCGACACGAAGATTGCGAACGGTGTTTGCGATGCGGACGGCCATAGGTCACCCCACAGAGAGGATAGCAGGAAGGGCGCCGGTGCCGGTGGCAACGACGCGAGCAACGGTGAGGCCGTCGACGTGCTGCGTGGTGACCACGCAATCAGCCTCGGGCATGTAGGCATACATGACGGCCCCGATCTCGGTGCCGACCTGGAGTGACACCTTGCGGGTCACGGACACGTCGCCAGCGGCGTCGCTGTCGCCGATGAGGTCGTTCAGCAGCGTCGGTGAACCACTGGAACCGTCCTGCAGTTCGCCAGCGAGGTTGGCGTCGCCGACGTAGATGGAGAATTCCATCGTGAACGTCTTGCCGTCGCCGGTGCCGCTCACGCCACCAACACGCCCGTTCGTGCGCGTCGACGCAACACGGGGCGTCGTCGCCGCGCTGTAGTTGATCGTCAAGTCGCGGGCGATGACGTCGTTGCCGGCAAACCACATACGGCAAGCGTCGACGACGATGGGGTTGCCAGACACGGGCTCGGCGTGGGCCGGGTTGGCCTCGGCAACGTCAGAGAACGACGTCGGCGAGAAGACCGAGGTCATGCCCACAAGGCCGGCATTCGGCAGGGCAAGCGCAAGGCTCATCGGCATACAGCCGAAGTAGTCGCGCCGCCAGTCCTCACCCTCGGCGGCGAACATGGCGTGGACGTGGTGCGTGACGGCGTCGGCGACGGTGTAGACAGCGTTGCGGAAGACGGTCGCGCCAGTCGTCGGGGTGCCGCTGTAGGGATGGTCCAGCGTCAGCGTCGTCGTGCCGCCACCGCTGGCGATGCGACCCATCTGCAGGCCCGCCGACGAAGCGAAGGCGATGACCTGTCCATTCGCCGTGGTCGTGCCGACGACAGCAACGATTCCCGACGCTGGCGTGTGACCCGATGCAGCGACCGTGGGCGCGACACCCGACGTCTGAGGGGCCACCGCGCCGAAGAGGCTGGCGAGCAGATAGCCCTGCTCCATCTTCGCCTCCCAGTCGGTGACAGCCGCGCCCGTGTTGGCGTTGACTCCGCGCATCTCGGTGGCGACGGAGATATCGGCGAGGTCCTGCACACCACGCACATGCGAGTAGCGCCGGCCCGACAGTGAGCGCAGCGGCCGTGCAATCGGCGCACGGTTGCGAGGCAAGAACGACGCGCCGTCGTCGGTGAGACGGAGCGGCACGAGCGTCGGCGTACCGCTGAACGTGAAAGCGTTCGTGTGGAGGCCGTAGCGCAACGTGGACAAGCGAGCGACGTCGGTCATGTGCTGTACCTCACTTCAAGATTCATTCGCAGGCGGCGAGCGCCGCTCACCTGCTCCACAGTGTAGGGGGCTACGTCGGTCCCTGCTGGCGTGACAGCGACGATGCCGCTCGTAGCGCGGTCCCAGTTGGAGCCGAGAGCGAATGCTGCCGCAAGTTGCGCGGCGTCGGTCGGGATGGCCTCGTCGATAGCCGAGGTGTTGCCGACGCTGTCGACGTACTCAACGACGATCTCCCACGTCAGACGGTGCCTGGTCTGTTGCACCTGGTACGGCCCCTCT